CGTCAGATTTGTATACATAAATACCTCTAAACAATGTTAATCACAATACCGTCAATAATAGTGAGTGTTTGTCCTAAAAAGTTAGAAAAAGTGCCTGTCGCCCCTGTTGCCACTGACAGGCTTTTTGTAATGTATTGAGAGCCATAAGTATTGACATTGCCTTTAAGCTCAATGTTTTTAGCCTCAATCGTTGCTTTTATTTGTGCCAATAGCTCAATGTTTTGTTGTTGGATACGTCTAATATCGGTTAAAGCACCTGTGCCGTGACTTGCATAAAATGCAATAACAGGCCGTGCAGGGTCGTTACTCTCAAAAAAAACATAACAATCGTTACCTGCAACAATCTTTAATTCGGTGTCCCTATCATCATCCCCCACGGGGTAAGCAAAAGTTGCTACTAATCCATCTTCTGCACCGTCTGTTAGGCCGACAATGTGTACGTTGGCCGTGCGATTTTGCGCGTTATAACTCAAGATTTTTGCACGGTAAAACATAATCATTTGCCTTTTTCAAATTTGCTAATAGCCTATTTTGACACAAAGGAAGTGCTTAATTTTGCAGTGTTCCACACGATTAAAATAGCAGTAAGTAAACAATAGGCTATTGATATGCTTGCAGATTTAAAAACGCTTGTAGAGTGGAAAGAGGCTTGCTTGCGTTATCGTTACGACATTACGCGATTTATGATTGAAGCCCTTGATATGACCCCAACGTGGCAACAAGATTTATTGTTTAGCTCGATTGCTTTGGATGGTGGCAGAACAACGGTCTCGTCAGGTCATGGTACAGGCAAGAGCGCGTCAGCAGGTGTCGTTGCCCTTTGGCATTTATTATTTTTTGAAGAAAGTGTGATGTTGTTTACAGCACCGTCCATCACTCAATTACGCGCTATTGTGTGGAAGGAAATTAGTAAATGCTTGGCACGTTTGCGTAATGGCTCATTAAGTTGGCTTGCTGAGTATGTCGAGATATTTTCAGAAAAAGTATATATCAAAGGCTATGATAAAACGTGGCACGTTATAGCCAAAACAGCATCAAAACATAACCCAACAACGATTGCAGGTCAGCATGGCGATAACTATTTTTTATGGTGTGACGAAGCAAGCGGCATAGACGACAAAATCTATGATGTTGCTTTGGGTGCTTTAACCCATGAAAGTAATAGGTGTGTTTTAACAAGCCAACCAACCAGAAACGCAGGATTTTTTTATGAAACGCATCATCGTTTGAGTCATCGAGCAGGTGGGTCATGGGTGAGTTTGGTTTTCAACGGTGAGCAATCGCCGATTGTCAACGAAAAGACCTTGCAAGAAATGCTTGAGAAGTACGGTAGCCGCGAAGATGCAGGCTATATGATTCGTGTTCGTGGTTTATTCCCTGATTTAAGCAACGAGTTTTTAGTAACACGAACACAAATAGAAAATTGCTACGAGGGCGAGGCAATTAAACACGGAGAGCATGACGATTACGGTTATATTATTACGGTTGACGTGGGCGGTGGTGTAGGCCGAGACGATAGCGTTATTTGTGTGGCTAAAGTGTGGGGTTATGCGACACATGGCGAGTATGCAAGACGTGCTGAGATTGTAGATATACCACTTTGCAAAAACAAAGACACCATTCACGAGATTTTAGCGATTATTGATGAGTGTATGACCACTTATCCTAATGCCTCGTTGGTAGTGGATGATAACGGCGCAGGGTTATTGCTGGGTCAAGAGTTAAAATCCAAAGGGCTTTATTACAAGTCCGCTAAATGGGGTGGCCAGTGCTTTAGCAACGAAAATCGCAAAGACTATGCAAACAAGCGCAGTCAGGCAAATGTGTGTTTAAGCCGTGCCATTGCTCAAGGTAGATTCAAAATACATACACCTAAGTTTAAGGCCAAAATAGCCGAACAAATTACGCGCATCCCCTATACTTTTGATGATAACGCCCGATTTAAGGTGTTATCGAAAGAAGAAATGCACAAAAAAGGTATTAAATCGCCTGATATATCCGATGTTTTTGCTTATTTGTTTTTGGAAGAAGTGAGCTATACCGAGGCGTTTAGCGAGGGGTATTTTGTCAGCGACAAAGCACAACAGGATAACTGGAACTTATTAGAGGCTCAAGTGCAAAGCCTTTAGCGGAAGTCGCAAAAAAAAATAGTAAAATCAGTCTTAAAATGCCCAAAATATCATGTCATCTTTGGGCGTTTCTTATGGCTATTCAATTTTATTTAACCGATGTTGGTCGCACGGCGGCACTTAATGCAGATAACTTAGGCTTAGACTTACAGATTAAAAATATTGCTGTGGGTGATGCAGCCAATGGTGGCTTATACGATGCGTCAATTGAGGCTGCAACGATGACAGCCTTAGATAATGAGTTGGAGCGTTATTTAGTTAATGGCGGTGAGATTGAGCCAACTACGCACACCCTAAGATTTACAGTAAACTTAAACAGTACGATTACGGCAGATATTTACGAAATAGGATTGTTTGATGAAAATAACGTACTTTTTGCCGTAGCGTCATCGACAACAGTCCCATTAGTGCAGTTAATTAACGAAGTTATTACGATTATTACTTTTGGTTTTAGTTTAGATGATGTTGATAACATTACCTTGATGCTTGATGTTAATTCGCCTTTAGCCGTTACACTGATGAATCAGCATACCGCACACGAGCATCCTCACGCACAATATAAGCGAATCAATGACGATACAGAACGCCTAAAAGTTGCCAATGCTACAGACCCCAAAGATGCGGTTAATAAAGGGCAATTAGATGCCGAGGCAACAACTAGAAGTAATGCAGACGATAATTTACAAAACACAAAAGCCGCAAAGAATGGGGATAACACGCAACGCTTTAAGGTGTCTAATGCAGTAGATGCGGATGATGCCGTGGCAAAAAACCAACTTGATACAGTCGCAAATGTGTTACCAACAAAAGCCAATAAAAATGGTGATGCTGCTGAGACGTTTAGTGTGGCTGATGGTACAAGTGCTAGTCATGCGGTGAATAAAGGGCAGTTGGATGCAGTGGCAGGTGCGATTCCTACGTTACCAACAATAGCTACTGATACAGTGGCAGGTATTGTTGAAAAGTCTTTGTTAGCGGAGTTGTTGGTAGGCACGGTGGATAAATACCCCGATGCAGCACAATTGTTAAATGGATTTGATATAAGCAAAACACAAGATGGGTATATAAAACTTCCAACGTGGCTTGGCGGCTTAACAATACAATGGGGTTATAATTCCAACGTGGTTGATGTGGAGGCGTTAATAACATTCCCTACTACATTTTCAACAGTTTGTTATAACGTACAGTGTACAGGCGATGCAGTGTCAGACCCAGACAGAGCAGAGATTGTATCTGTTAAGAATATGACAAAAGCGAGCTTTACATGGGTGGGTGCTGGTGGCGACCCTTCGGGTGTTATACCTGAGATTACAAAAGGTTGGTGGATTGCTATTGGACACTAACTCAAAAATCAAACTGGCTAGTAATTTTGCCGTTACTTTTAACCGAGGATTTATTTATTTAGGAGCATTGGTTTTCAATAGGTCATCAATTTTTTAATACCCCCAAACTTCGGAAGTGCATTTTTAACGCCTTTTTTTGTGTTTTAAGATTCGTTTATCGTTTCTTATAGTCAAAAAAGGTTTTAATTATGTCACGCGAACAAACTCAAATTATTGAACAACAAAACAAAGCCATTTATGAAGTATCCCGTTTTTTTGGTCAATCTTCTGTTGATGGCTTTGATAGTCTCAATACCGAACACGCCCCTCAAGTGTTAAAAGATATTTTTGATGCGGTTGATACTGACTTTCACAAAGATATTTTTGATTCTGTTGGTTATGGTATTGAGCAATACAAGGCCAAAAATGGCGGCGAAATGCCAAATCCAAATGTATTAACTGCCGCCTTGTATGCTGCTAAACAAGCGATTGGTGGTTATAAAGAAACCCATGTATTCGATGATATTACCAACATTGAACATGAAACCAACGCGATTGTACCTAGTTTGGCTGTGACAACTATTGCTGCGTTTATTTCGCAAGCGAATCCAGCCGTGGCGTATATCCCAAATATCAATGGTTCTAACTTAGTGCCAATTGTTGCAGCTCGTTATGTAGCTGACCGTACTCGTGGTGCAATGGTAGAAGGTGATTATATTGACGGTGAAAACGCATCACTACCTTACGTTGATAGTCACATGAAGTTCGCAATGGCTTTAGATACTGGTTCAACTTATGAAGTAATATCTCGTGTCGCTTATGCAAATTATGATGCTAAAACACCTGATGCAACCTCCGCTTTAGCACCATTCTTGCCAAACCATGTGTCTATCCGTGTAAACGGCGTAGAAGTGGCGCATAGCCGCCAACGCCGCGAAGAAGACCGCAAAGGTACATTTAGCTTATTGCCGACTGCTGGTGTGACTATTGGTGCAACAACCTATACTGTTACAGGTAGTACCGTTGATTTTGATACTCACGAAATTGTAGTGACTTTTAGTGCTGCTTTACCTGTAGGTGTAAAAGCCTATGCCCATGTGGTATTAGATTTTGAGCGTAAAGATGCCAACAAAATTAACCGTTTGTTGCCCTTAGCTGGTTTAAGCCTCAAGCCTGAATATGGCGAATTGTTAGCTGCTCCAGTTTCGTTTGGGGTGTCGGCAAACATCAACACATTGACTCAATTGGCCAATGAATTAAACGTCAGTTTAACGGCTGCGGCAATGATGGCTTTGCAATCTAAATACTATTTAGAGCAAACAATTCGTTTATTAAGCGAAGGTCGTGACCGTGCGATTGCACAAGGTCGTTCTTACGAATTTGATGCAAGCCGTGGCGTAACTGGTAATTTGTCTGCTGCTTATAACGAAACTGGCCAATTAGTTAAAGAAGCCTTAAAAACCATTAGCTATGCTCAATTAGTTGTTAAACAGGCGGCTGGCGGAGCAACAGGTGCATTTGACTTATATGTTGGCGACACGGCTGCCGTATTTATGCGTACTTTAATGAGTGATTTCTTCAAAACCACTAACGCGCCTTATGCTGGTTACGGTGAGATTGTTCGTATTGGTACATTAAACGATGGTACTAATGTTTACCATGCGCCAAATGCAAGCCGCTTATGTGCTGAGTCCGACAAAACATCTTCGATGTTGTTGGTTGGCCGTGGTAATGAAGTTGTGCGTAATCCGTTTGTTGGCCATATTGCAAGCCCAATGCAGGTGCTTGAAGCCAAGCGTGACCCCTTAGAAATTAACTTAGCTGCTCATGCTCGCATTGCTGCTGACGTTAATCCGATTGGCCGTTACGCTGACCAAGTTGCCGTTATCGACATGATTAACTTACCATCTATCGGTATTTAATCGGTGTTTTAGGCGTAACAATAGCGAGTTGTTGTTACGCCTTTTTTTTAAGAGGTGACTTATGGCTGGTCAAGTCAAGGCTAAAAAGCCACGAAAAAAAGAAACACAGGATGATGTTGTTTTAGAGTCTGTAGAACAAGAATATGAGGTTGAAGCCAAGCAAAAGCCGAATTTTGTTTTGGTGGTAAAAAATCAATCACATCTAAGAGTTTATGAGCCTTCTACGCGAACAGTGATAGAGCCTTATGGTCAAGTCACTATTTATTGTTTAGGCGAACTTCAACAGAAAACAGCTTTATTCAATCTTGAGCAACAAAACAACCCATTATTAGAGGTGCAGCATGGCTGATTTTGACGGTACAAATCCAATTTTGACGGTATTAGGCGACACTGCAACCGAACACGAAATCACGGTAACAAACAACACGCATTTAAACTACAAAGAGCCATTAACGGGCTTAAATGTGCCAAGTTATGACAATGTTGTTATTTTGGTTACAGGTGATGTTGCTGCACAAGATGTTGTGAATAATGTTGCCCAACACAACGCCTTATCTCCGCTTAATGACGTGGTTACAGTGGTTGCTTAATCCGTATAGGTGCTAAAAAATGGCGAAGACGCTAGGCGATTGGTTTATTCAAACTTTGGCAGGTAAGCGTCCTGACCATAAACTAAATATTGACGGTGTTAAACAGTTAAACCCTCTTTATGAGGGTGTTGCACCGTGGGCATTGGGTTCTAATGATTCCGATAAAAACATTAGAAGACACCGCAAAGATATTTATAGCAAATGGGAACTAATGCTAAAAGACCCTACCGTTAGCGAGGCAATGGGAATACACGTTACTGCGGCTTTGGGTGGACATGAAGCACGTTCTGATATGGTATTTGTTACTCCTAAAAACGAATTTAGAAACAAACGATATAATGATATTCAAAAGAAAATAAACATTCAAAAAAAAGCCTTAGAGCCAATTATTAACAGCAATATCATTAAAATATGCCGTGACGCGATTAGTTTTGGTGATGCTTATACGCGCATTTATGCCAAAAAAGGCGTAGGTGTATTAAACATTCTTTGCAATGAATACACCTATCCGCCGTTAATACAAGCCTACGAGCAAGCAGGGATTACTGTTGGTTATCATGTGCTTGAACAGCGTAATTGGCAGCGTTTATTGACTGCATTAAACCGTGTGCAAATGTTAAGGATGAAGATTCCACGCATGGCTCATGTGCCGCAAATGGATATTGTCGAGGCGGTTAATACTCAAAAATTATTGCAATCAGATACTATTGCCGATGCCCCTATTTTACCAAGTCATATTGGCGGTTCGTTTTTGTATGAGATTGAAGAACCGTGGTGGAATGTTCAGCTTGCTTTAGCAACCATGAATAGCCAACAAATAGCCGACAGTGTGAACCAAGTATTTTTAACACTCAATATGCAAGGTATGCCGCCAGCACAACAAGCGGAATACAAAAAAGGCTTAGAGACTATCGTTACTAATCATACTAATCACATCAAAGAAGCATTAAATGGCGGTGATGCTATTTGGGGTACTCAATATCATGTTTTGCCAACATGGGACGAAAAGCAGATATTAAATCCATTAGGCGATATTAAAGGCCAACGCTCAAGCCCAATTAACATTGAAGTGTTTATGATTAACGTCAGACGGTTAATCGGCGGTTTAGGCTTAGATATTAGCATGGTTGGGTGGGCTGACTTATTATCAGGCGGATTAGGCAATGGCGGTTTTGTAAGTACGTCTATTCAAACAATGCGCCGTTCTATGATGATTCGTCAAGCTGCAACAGATTATCTTAATCAATTACTCAATCTTGATTGGGGTTATCGTTTTGGTGAAATGTTTGAAGAAAATCAATATCCGTGGCAAATAGAGTTTTATTCAGACCAAACAGCCGCAGCAACAGAGGCAAGCCAAAACAAACAGAACAGAATGAATACGTTATCGCTAGTTGGTCAAAGTCTATCAGCCATTAAAGAGGTTGGTTTAGATGCGAAAACAACAGCTATGCTACTAGAAAGTGTGGGTGGTTTTGATTTTGAGCAAGCAAAAACGATTGCTAAAAGTTTGAGTGGTGCAGGTGGTCAACCGTCAGATGATGACACTCAAGATGACCAACAAGACGATAACACTAACAAAAGTAATGCCGAAGAAGACGAAAATTTTTAAGCGAGGCTTAAATAATGGCAACCATAGAGCGTGATTTTGGCTTAAAAGCCGATGAACAAGGTTTTTTGTTGGGCGTAAAAAAGCTAGGTCAAGATGTTGCTCAAATTGATACTAACGTACAACGCATACTGGATATTTTAGGCCATGCGCCTGTACAAGATTTTAAGCAAGCCTTACATCAATCAAGATTGACTCAAAATACAGCTAAAATAGCTGCCAATAGTGATAATTTATTGCAATCGCAAAAGCAGGTTGTAACCCTGTTAAGCAGTCGGTCACATGGTCAAAGAGCCATCAATAATGCTCAAGGTCAAAATGAGCAGAATAATGGCCAACAATCACAAATTATCAGTGCAGGTCATTCGTCTAGCAATAACGCAAACGTAGATGCAAATAACACTCAATCACCACTGCCACAACAAACAGGCGAACAAAATACTGATAGCCAATCACCACAAATCATTAACAATGAGCGTGTTAATAACAGAGAAAATAATAGCGATACAGTCAGTCAAAACAATGTGCGTCAACGTGATTCAAGAGGGCGTTTTGTTGGTAGTGGCGAAGATGAGAAAAAAGGATTTTTAGGCAAAATTGTTCAGGCAATCAAAAACGGTTTTTCAAGCGACACATCCAGTATTGACCCAAGCATTGAGGCCATGCGTGAGGTAGGACAGGTATTAGAACCTGTTGGCAAAGTTGCAGAATTTACATTGCGCCCCTTCGGATTTAGAAGCAAAGAAAAAAATAAACCATTAAGCCGCGAAGAAGAACGCCACAATCGCAGACAAATTAGGTTGCTTGAGCGTATTGCTAGAATGTCATCAAGAGGTGGCTCAAGTGGAGGTAACTCTAGTTTTGCAGGTGGGCTATTAGGTGGATTGCTTGGTGGGGGGCTACTCAAGGGCGCAGGTGGGCTATTACTACGCGCCGTAATGTCGCCAGTTACCTTGTTGGCAGGGGCTTTTTTTGGTGGATATAAATTAGGCGAAATTATCGCACCCAAAATCAGCGAATGGACAGACTCTTTAATCAAAGCCGATATACCTAAACGCATTAGCAACGCATGGGATACTTTTACAGGTGGATTAGGCGATTACTTCAAAGAAAAAATAAACAACATCAAAGAAAACACAAAAGAAGTTGTTAATGATGCAAAAGATACTGTAGGCAGTGTAGGTGATTTTGCCGCCGCTAAAACCGATGAGTTTCTTGCCAAGTTTGGTGTAACAGAACAAATTAGAAAAGATGCACAAGACCGTGTTGCCCAACGCGAACGTGGCGAGATTGGCTTTACCCCAACAAACTATCAAGCCAAAACCACAAATAACACTAGCTTAGGGCAAGTGGCTGCTGATACAGGCGAGGCGTTAAGTACACAACCGTTAGCAAAGCAGCCAAGTGATATTGAAAAAATCATTGTTAATAAAAAAGACAACTCTAACACAGTTCAGTTGGCAGATGGTTCAATCGTTAAACGCACAGGCAATAGAAACTGGCGTAATAATAATCCGGGAAACCTTGAACATGGCGATCTTGCCAAAAAACACGGGGCAATTGGTAGTGATGGGCGTTTTGCGATATTCCCAAGTTACGAGGCAGGTCGTGCAGCTAAAGAGGAATTGATTTTTGATAGTAATAGAGGCAGGCAATTAAGCACAAAAGGCGATTATGGCGCAAATTTAGGCTACAAAGATAAAACTTTAACACAAATGATAGCTGCTTATGCGCCAAGCGAAGACAACAATAATGTGCCACTCTATCAGAGTACGGTATTAAATTCGGTTGGCGGTAAAAATAAGCGCATGAGTGAATACACCGCTCAAGAGCGAGGACTCATCCTAGACGCAATGGAGAAAATGGAGGGATACAAAAAAGGTAAAGAGCAAGTATTGCAAGCAGCGACACAACAACCAAGCCAAGCCAAAAAACAGCCTATTGCTACAATTAACAAGACAAATACACCTATTGTCAACGGACTAACAACAACACCGCTTGCAATGCTCCCAAAAGCGCAAGCTCCTGCTTTTTCGTTAATGCGCCCAACTCAACAAGTTGAGGTTAAGCCGTCAGTTATTAGCCAAACACAACATAAAATAGCCGTGTCACAAATGCCCAAGCCTGAAAGCGTAAAAGAACCAATCGGGACACCAAGCCCAATGATGGTACGGAATGTTGATAATGGCCAGCAAATAACACAAAATTTGTCGGATAGACACTTAGCGCACTTGGTCACAGGTGGTTTAGGCATGACTGATAGGTGGATAAGATGATTAAACTTGATGCAAGAGTCAGTGCTTACAATGGGGCTGCTATTCGCATTTTAGGGCTATGTATCCCAAGCACAGGCCAAGTGAAGCTACAAAAAATTATGCCTTTTGATAGTCAGACAAAGCAAGACGACAATACAATTATTGTCACCGATAGCCCTCAGATTGTTCAAAATTGGCAGCTTGCTTTTAATGAAAAAGCGCATTTAGATGAAGTCATTAAAACGTATTTGATGCGATACAAAAACGGCCTTATTCGCATTGAGAAAGAGCTTGAACGGTTTAACCCTCAAACGGTTATTGCCACACGCAAAATTGATAAAAACGGCGCACAGCAAGAGTTAAATAGCGATAGCTTAGAGAATGGTCATGTAGCAATTTTATTGGCTGTTTGGGCAAGCGCAAAGGCGAGTATGATTAGCAATGCTATGGGCAACAATGCTAATCAATCAGATTCGCCAAGCGGCTTGATGATGCCGTTTAGTTTGAATCTTTAGCCGCTAACACCGCTAGATACATAAATTTCAACGTCTGCACCTGCAATAACTTTGTAGCGAATGTTGTCCCAACAATGTTGACGGAAAGGCTCGTTATCTGGCGTGTCAGATAATACCGTTAAAATCGGTTGCCAATGGTCATCATTGTTAATGTCATAATCAGGTTTGTTGCTACCTGTAAACTCAACCACTGCGCCAGTACCAATGACTTGATAGTTAAAAATAGCAGACGTACACATCTCTGCTACTTTTTTGTCGCCTACGGTTAAGTCTTTATCTTTAAATACTAAAAAAGCCATATTAAACCTCTCTATTTTGATACTCTGTTGTAAACGGTTCGATATGCGTTAAATCGTCTCGTTTGTTAAAAATATATTTTTTGCCAAAATCGGCCATGAATGTTTGGCCTGTAATATCTACTAACTCAAGCCAAAGAATCAGTTTAGGGTCAAGCAATAACGCGAATAAATCCCCTTGTTTTGGCTGCCAATCGGGTATTTGTTGTATTTGTTCTAATTCATCTTCTAGGTCAAAATCATAGGGTTCTACTTGTGCCAAAACAACCGTATCCGCCCCATCTACCATTGAGTAATTTTCTAAGACGTTTGCGCCTGTGAATTTATCAAGTAACAAATAGGCATAACCTTGCACGTCATAGCGATACTCAGGTTCGTCATTATCCGATAGTCTCACCGCGTCCCATGTTAAACCACTTGCTAAAGGGTCTGGGTCAACAATATCAGCACTTTCAACGACTTTTCGCCACACCTGACAAGGGATGCTTGCAAGGGTAGTCATTACTATTTTTCGAGCGGCCAATCTTCGCCCATTGGCAACTTGGTGTAGTTGGGTGCGTAGAGCCATTATTTTAATCCTCTCAGTTTTAAGAGTGCGTCTAATTCGCTAGGACTTAACAAGTCAAGCGCATTATTTGCCGCATCAATCCTTGCTTTTACTGATTGCGCCTGTTGCTGTTTAGACTTTCTAGCCTCTTTTTGCGCCTGTTTTTTAGCGGCTTTTTCAGCCTCTTTATTTAGTTGTTGATTAACTTCGTCTTGTGTAGGCAACTGTTGGCGTTTGTTGTCAATGCGCTTGTTTTGTTCGTCTATTTGCTTTTGAATCTCAGCTTTAGAGACTGGCTCTACTTTTAGTCTTTGTTCGGTATTAAGTTTGGCTTTGTCTTTTTTCAAATACATTAAAATTTGTTGTACGCCACTGGCTGACGTAATATGCTGCATCACTCTTAAAACGTGCTTGCAAGCAATGCCTGTTAAATACTCATTTCTGATATACGGATAACGTATCTCTTTTTGACCAAGCTGATAATTGCCTAAACCTGCAATGTAGTTATAAAAATAACGATGACGGCCACAATCGCAAGTAAATCGCACTTTTTTGCCTACAATGTTGGTTTTGACTTGGTAAGCGTCTGCTTTTTTTGCGCCTGTTACATTGGTTTCATAGTTCAAAAACTGCACCGTCACATAATGGTGAGTGTCTTCACTTTCAATCCATGCGTTGGTCACATACCTAAACGTATCATTTTTTCGGCTAAATAAACTGGCAAAAAATATCTGTTCATTGGCTCTTTGGCGGTCTATGTCATTTGACCATTTGATAATCTCGCTAGGGGTTATGCCGCCCTTAAACTTATCTTGTGCAATCAATACATTATTGGCATATTGTTTTAGGTTTCTATCATCAACCAATATCATGCCATTGTTAAAAGTAAGCTCTAATAAATCATTAGCACTTGCCCCCTCTTTAATATCGCTTAGTTTAATGGCTCTAGCGGTTGTGTTTTGAGGGTCAGTAATCGCTTTATCACGCTGACTATTACGTTTATTTTGGGTGCTTGCGTGATTGGTTGATTGCTCTAGTAATTGCTTCACCTTGGCAATTTGTTGTTGTTTGTCAGGCGTAAAGTTAGCCATTAGTGACTCCGTAACGCTTACGCAATTCCAAAACTAAACGCGCCTGTGGCAATAAAATTTTTGTTAGTGGTAATTGTTCCCAAACACCATTAATCCCACAAGCAACCATCACCACGTCAACAAAATCACGACTACCATAAGCGCGTTGGCTTAACAATGTCGCATCAAGCGATTCATCAAGCAGCACTTGCCAAACAATGACCTGATTAGCTTGGCCTTTGTTGTTTAGGCGTTGAATTAAATCACGCAGGGCGTTGCGATATTCGTTAATCATAATCATTTAAGGTATTGGTGGGACTATATGTGTTTAGTTTAATGGTTTTTTAGTATTGGTTTTTTTTGTATTCCAAGCGCACGGAAGCCATAAAAAAAATGCCTGTTTTTATGATTAAACTAAGCAAAACACATAGGGCTTAATGATGGATTTTTACATTGATATATTTTTGAGTTTTTTGTTTGTTGGTCATTTAGCATGGTACGGCTATGACATTAAACAAAATCAAGTAATCGCTAAACGCTTTTTGTATTCGAGTGCGGCAAAGCAAGTCCTAAAAATGGCTATGCCAAGCATTTTAATAAGTGTTTTTTTTGCCTTGTTGGTTGATGTTGCTTTGTTGTGGCGATTGTTTGCCGTTTTAGGTAATAACTGGACAAGTAGCACCACTGTTTTAATGTGTATTTTATTTTTGTCCTGTTTTTTGTTATGCCTAAAATCAATTGTTTATGAAAAAGTAGTTATTGCAGCACAAGATATGGGGGCAGCCGAGACATGATAACAGCCTCTCATGTGGTTGATATGCTTAATCATTGGCTGCAAACGCCTTCTAATGGCTATTTTGGCTCAAGTTATGGTTGTGACCTTAATAGCCTATTGTTAAATCCATTAAGCACTCCTGTAGCAGATAGTTTTGTGGCAAAAATAAAGCAAGATATACCGCTTTTTGCGGAATTGGATATATCTGTTTTGAGTGAGGATGTTGGCTTTGAGCGTAAAAATATCTTTTTGTCGATTGGTACAGATTATTTAATCAATTTAAACAGCATTGAGCAACGGCCATTAGCCAATGGCGAGGAAACACAAGATGCTAACTCAGCGTGATTTTGAACAAAAACTTTTAGCAGAAATAAACGATGCTGAAATAGTAGCACGTTATGAAGTTGGCGATCCTTTGGTGGTGCAGCAAATTAGAGCTAATGCCGCTTATTTGGCGTTATTAGCGCGAGAGATTGATGTTGCCAGTCTTGAGCCATTTATTAAAACACGCGAACGCTCAATTATTGCTGATGCCACAAACAAAGGTATTTTGCCCATAGCTACACCATGCCAATACACTTTAGAAATTAAAAACAATGGCGCAAGCACCGTTAGCCTTAGTGCAGGCCGAGTTATCGAGGATAACGCAGGTGGTAGGCCGTGGCGATTGTTGGCAAGTGCTACAGTAAATGCAGGTCAAACAGTCGAAGTCATTGCAGAACAAAGCGAAACAAGAGTTGTTGAATATACTGTGCCTATCCCTACCGAGTCTTTTCATAAAGCAGAAATTACCTTATCACCTGATATGTTTTTGGCAGGGATTACGGTTAAAGATGACTTGGATAATGTTTATACACGTTATCCACGGTGGATGAATGTTGCTAAAGAAGATTACGCCGTAAACCTAACAACCGATAGTTTTAGACGGTTATTTGTAGAGTTTGGCGATAGTGACAGAGCAGGGCGTACAGCGATTGCAGGCGAAGTTTATACGTTTACTTTGATAGAGTGCTATGGTGCGATTGATATATCACGCTTAAAAGATGCGTCATTAGTTGATATTTTTAATATCAATGAGCAAAAAATCAGTGTGCGATTCAAAACTAGCGGATTAGTCAGACTTGGTACAAATCCGCTTAGCACAGCGCAGCTTAGAGCTTTAGCCACTTATCCATCTTTGTACGATGAAAATGCCGTCTTTTTGGGTAATTTTGATTATTTAGCCCGTAAAAAATTTATGAGTCGGTGTGATTATTTGGCCGTATGGAATGAGACCGTGCAGGAACGTGCCTATTTGTCGCCAAGCATTGACAATATCAACCACTTATTTTGTTGTGTTGCGCCTAAAACTGGTGAGAATTTAGTTAATTTACAGGCCGATATTGGCCTTGCTATTGGTATTGCAGATAATTTGTATCAAGGCCGTGTTGTGTTTAGTGTGGTTGATGAAAAGCCTTATCCCATCACAATAAAAGGTCGTCTAGCTGCATCTCATAACAGACTAGAAGTTGAGGCTCAATTAAAAACGCTACTGGTTGAAAAGTACGGCAAAGGTACATTGGCAGCAAGTCGCTGGCTTGAATATGGCTTTAATCGTCAAGAGATTATCAACCTGATTAAAAAGAACATAACCGCTTTTCAGGATAACATTAGTGACTTTACGGTGATATTACCCTTAGATGAATCATTGCCTATTAAAAACAAGCCCCATGAGTGGGTATTTATGGATGAAGCGAATATCACGCTTGAATTTGCCTTGATTGCAGATACTACGGGGGCAACATGGACGATAATGTAGATTTACTTTTGCCGATTAACAGTCAAGTCAAAATCGGTGCGCTTGAGACAGCCATTGCTACGGCTATCAATCAGGTTTTTATTGATGAGTTAAAAGAATCTATCACTGATTTAATTGATTACGGTACGCCTCATATTGGCAATAGGCGTGTGTATGAGCGTTTTATTAAACAAGATGGTTTGGTGGTGCTTTATCGTCAGCAACCAACCACGGATAGCTTAATGCGTGTTATTTACGCGACTTGGTTGAGTTTGGGTAGTGAGCGAGGCTTGTCATTTTTAGAGTTTGTGTTGCGCTTGTTGTGGGGCGAAAGTTGGTCATTAGTCAGGTTATGGCATAGCAAAACAGCTACGGCGAGTTATCCGACTTATTGTGAAGAATCAGAACAGCCAAACACCTTTTTAACAAGCAGAGTCAGAGTAAAGTTAGAGCCTGATATTTTGTATGATGAGATTGCCGCACTTGCGCCAGTATTAAAAAAAATAGTACCAGCCAATGTGACGTTAGAAATTAGGGCAGAGGCTTTGTTAGATACTGATGCAGGTACAACTGTTTTTAATCATGCGTGTGGCGCAAAGGGCGTTATGGTGTGGGATTTAAGTTAATTGGGGGCAACTATGAAAACCGAAATTTTAAAATATAACTTGTATGACAGAGGCAGAAAGCATACAGGGCAAGACCGTTCAGACGTTGATGTTGAAAAAATGATTGACCGTATTAACGCGCCAGATACGCAAGAATTAGTTAAAACAGGCGGCTTGTTTGGCTATTATGGACACCAAATACGTCAGCGTTTTGGTATGAATCCGCCCGAAACCGCGATGATTAACGGCAAAAAAATTCATTTAGAGCCAGCCTTTAGAACTATTTATTTAAAAGCTCACAAAGACGGCACAGTAGAACATCAAGCCGAGTTTTTAGACAACGAAGCAGGGCAGTATGCTAAAAACCAATACAAAGCTAAGGCAGGTGGATTTAGTACGGCTGTTAGTTATATTAAAAACGGCCTTAAATTGATACCTAAACTGTTTGCAGGGTTTGACTATGTTTTTCAGCCAAATTACGCAACAAATGTTGGTAATGGCGTTTTGTTGGATGGTTTGTATTGTAGTGATGAGTTGAATTTGTTTGATGACATTAACGAACCGCAACAGGCTCAAATTGCCCAAGTTTTAGAGCAAGCCATTATTCAAAATTATGACCATATTCACCAAAGTTTGCAGCTTATACATGAAGTAGAACGAGCCTATGATTCATTGGCTCAAGAAATGGATAAGCAAGTGAGATATGCTCAAGCAAAAGCCAAGCATAATCAGCAAAATGGCGAAGAAATTAAACTAAGTACGATTAGTTTTGATAGTGCTATTGCCCAAGCCAATGCTTTTTTTGATGAAAAAATCAAAGTAGCAGAAGAAAAGGGCAAGATATTAAATACTAAAAAACCGTTTAGATTTTAATAAGGTGTGACTCATGGCTGATTACCCAAAGACCAAACTAAAAGAAGTGCAAGACGCTTGGATTAAAGTGCTTGCTGATTTTCGGGCATGGTTTAAGCCCGAAACAGAGCATAGTTATGCTTGGAAGATGCGGCCATTTAGTCAGGCAATCGCAGGGGCAAAAGGCAGCTTGGTTGATGATGCTGAGTCACTATTAGCAGAATGGCGAAAAAATACTAATGCCGATGTAGAAACAGGTAAAACGGCTTTTGTACCTGTTATGCTAACCGCTATTGCGCCCATTCAAGCACCACCCGATGTGTCGCAAATTGTCGGTATTCCTTATTGGATTGAGGCGGCAGTAGGTGATACTAAAGTTCAATTAAGAACCATTAAAACCGCTATTCGCGCCCAAGTGGTTTACTTCTCGACTAATCCACACGATGCTAAAAGCGTGTCAGACCAGTTTTGTGCGTATTTTGATGATGACTTTAAACGGCGTTTTGAGGTTGATTATTTAATCGGCGATACAGAAAAAGTTAAATTTAAAATGACCGTACAAGACAATTCTTTATTTCCTGATAACATACAATCTGAGGCTAAAAACTTATCAATTATTAGCGTTGACGTAACAATGGTAGGTGTAATGCCTCATGTGTTAGGGCTTGGTGGACAATGGGATAATGTGACAGATAACGGATTTAATCCTAAAACTGGTGCAATGGGTGGTGATAATGGAGGTCAAAACACGCATATTAACGATGTGGTAGAGCAAGTGGATACTTACTCCGACACACCGCAACACTGGCGTATTACAGGTGATTGGGATACTGAGCAAAGCAGTATTGAGAAAGTGGATTAAAACGTAAACGGTGCTGTTGGCGGTGTAAAATTAGCTAAGTACATCGCTTCTTTTCTAATTCTAAATTCATCAATATATCCAGTAAAATGTGCAGCTACCCCTCCTCTTGCTACTCCTATTCTTAATGGGGATGTTGGACTATAATTATCAATAATGAGCTGAGGTATTGATGGTGCAGAATTTCCAGCAACACCATTCAAGTATAGGATAAAATTGTTATTATGACGCACTAAAGCAATATGATATGTTGTGTCTAATGAAATTGTTGTTTGATGTGAAATTTCAGTACCAAATATTGTTGTCATTAACGTGTTGGTTGTTTGATTTATAAAACAAGCATAACACAAATCACCATTTCCTCTTTCCGCCCCAAAAATTTCACATAAAAAAAAGTTTAAAGCGGTCGGATGTATAAAACATTCTATTGTGAAATCTGTATTTCTAAGATTAGGCGCAACATTAACACTTTCAATTTTTCTGTAAGGACTACCACCAGAATTATTAAAAAATCCACTGCTACCAAAACCCGCAACTATTTCAGTGCTACTAATTGATGCGTTGTCATTTACAAAGTTATATTCTACAACCGAACTATTAGCAAATATGGTGCTACCATCCGCACCGTCAAAATGTAACAGTGCTAAAGTGAGAGATGGGTCGCCTTGTGCTGATGATTTGTTGAGTAACGCTAGCGGAAACATATCAACCCCCTAATACCGTCCAAGTGTTTGTGCCTCTATAAATTAAGGTCTTTATTTTTGCATTAGCACTAAAGGCCAATGTTCCATTTAACGTCACACCATCTGGCACTAAGGCTTGAGCCGCGTAAGTGCCTGTAATGCTTATATGTACACTATCCCCCGCCACTTTGCCTGTGCCTGTTGCGGTATTAATGGTGATACTTGTTAAAGAGCTATTAGATAACTCAATGATTGTACGACCATTTTCAGTAACGGCACTTGCAGGGACGGTGTAGGTTGTGTTTGCATCGCTTACAAACTGATAGCGTTGATTACTAATTAAATCAGTTATTTGTTTTTGTAATTTGCCAAGTGCGCTTAAAACATTATCGGCTGCACTAATAACCGCATTTGTTGCAAGGCTAATACCAGTTAAAACAGTATTTCGTACACGGGTTTCGGTAAAGTATAAATTAGTAGAGCCTTCGGTAACGGTATCTGTGGTACTTGCCGTGGTTGCACCACCACTGACCCAACCGTCTTGAGCATCCCAAATATAATAAACTGCATCATTACCCGCCCCTGTATCTACAATCGCATAATCACCATCTGAACCAGTAGGGATTGCTGTTTCTAATGCGACTAACGAGGCGTATTTGCCTCGATAATGTTGCACATAAGCCGAGGCATCTAGTTTGTTTGCTAAAGCACTATTTAAATAAGCAGTTCTATTAAGTAATGCTTGGGCTTGGGCGTTCATAATGCCACCCACTCCCCCTAATGCTATGGTATTTGTTTCTAGTTGAATAACATCATCAAAACTATTTACTGGCGTTAAGTTAGCCATTATTTTTTACCCCATCTAAATTAAAAGAACCATCAAGCAACCAACTACCATCAAGCAATAAAGGGATAGGCGGATTTTCAATACGCATCACCCATATAAAACTAAAATCATCTAACGCATTTTGTACAGCTTGGTAATAACGATTATTAGGCTCATAGCCTAGTTCGCTTCTAATGTTGCTATTAGTGATATATATTGGCTTATCTATGCGTCCGCGTCTGAAAGAGCCAACAATTAACCCTGTGCTGTTTCCACCAATGGGCGTTACCTCACTACGGTCTTCTACGCCACTAAATTGCACTGCAACTGATTGGCCTAGTACATTTACTGTTTGAGTCATTGCTAACCCCTAAAATTACGCCTAGTTTAGCTTTTGAAAGTGTTAAGTATTTGAGAGCTTCCGATGCTCAATACCGTTGGCCGTCCACTCTGTTTTATCAATAGAGGTGTAGCTGATTAAAGATAGTGTAATGCTTGCAGATAGCCTATTTCCGTTAGCGTCTGTCGCCCCATTGATAGGGGTTGATACGTTTTCAATAGCCATTGGTTTATAAGTTTTGCCTGAGTAAGTCACTGTCACAAAATTAGGGATTTCTGAGGGGAATAATTTGCCTTCACTGGTTAATGATTCAGCTAATTTTTTCATCATGGCCATTTTTTGTAATTCTAATAGCGTTTCTTCGACTTCTTTTAATGCGTCCTTGTAAGCCAATAAAGACAAGGTAAGGTTAAGCCTGATAGGGGAGGCCGATAAAAAAACTTGGGTGCTATTAACTTTGGTAAAATTAGATTTACCTTTTAAGCCTTTTAAGCCCGATAAAAAAGCTAATTTTTTGACAGTATCACCAGCTCCCAAAGGTTCGGCAAGGTTTACAGCCGTATCAACCAATGTCCCTGTTTGCAATCCTGCCATTAAGCTAGGCATTTTATTGTCCACGTTGATGCTTTCAAAAGGGCTTTGCCATTGACTCTCAATAGATATATCACCGTCAACAAACATAAAGTGTAATAGCTTTCCGTCAGCTACCCCCTCATCATTGCAAGCCTGTATCGTGACTACTTTGTGCTTATTTAATTTAAGCATATAGGCACTAGGCATTTGTTGTGATGGGGTGTTGTTGCTTTGTTGATTTTTTGGCGTTGCAGAAAGTAAGTCATTCATGGCCGTATCTTTGGTTAGGTTTTATGTATTTTAACAAAGCATAGGTGTTTAATTTTTTGGTATTCCTAAACGTGGAAGCCATAAAAAACACATCTTTTAATCATTGCATAATAACCACAATAACAAATTCCTTATTTTGAGAGACTGCTATGCAAGGCATTTCTATTTTTCAGCAAATTTACGCCCCTCGTGTTGCTCATGTTGTTACAGGTTTTGATGGTGTTAGCCACAATACACATAGTCCGTATGCAATGGGTGGGGTAGTTGGCAGTGTTGGCAAAATGACCGCGATTGTTGCCAATGACCAAGCCGATACTTGGCATATTGTTAATTTAAAGTGTGGCAAGATTTTTGATGCCGTGGCGGTATTGGGTGCGTTTGATGAATCCGAAGCCGCTAATATGGCTATGCGTTATCATGGTCAGTATTTTGATGCGGTTTGTGGTGATGTTTGCGAAAGCAATACTGGCGGTTTACAGCGTTTTTTAAATCATCCAGTGTATATGCGTACCAATCGCCCTGTTTATGCTGAGGAGTTGGCTAAATTACAGGATATACCAAGTACACAGGCGATTTTATGGGATGGTGTGCAATTAAAATCTCATAATGGCAGTAGCAAGCATTTACTGTTAGATATGATGCGTTGTGATGATGATAAAGCCTTGTTAGAAAAGATGGATTTTGTAGAAGAAGAAAGCCAATTAGACGGTGAGATTGCCGAATATGACGCTTTAGTGGTTGAGGCTTACAAACTAGAAAGCACTGTCAGCAAATTGGCTTTAGCAATGGATAAAGCGACATCTATTAGCACCTTAAAAGTGGCTAATCAGACCTTGTCTAAACCAAAAACAATGCGCGGTTTTGGTGTTATTCAACAGTTGGTTTCGTTTGAGTTAAGCGATGGTCAAGCCGTATCAATTATTTTTAATGTGTCAGATAGTGAAGCAAACGCATCCGCTAAAATGACTAAAGATGATTTATTAGTGGCTTGGAAGTACAAGCTAAATAGTCGTGATATTACGGCGGCTGGGCGACCTAATGCGACTCAAAATGTTAGCTTAAACATGATTGCAA